CACCTGGAATCATTATGTCGGCTCCCATACCACCAACATTATCATAAACATGGTTAGCAACAAAGTAGGTTGCTTTCGTATTCAGTATAATATTAGATAGATTATTTTTCTTTTTTGAAATGGTAAAATCTGCTTTATCATTTCCATGAAGAGCGTTGTCCATTGTTTTTGAAGTGACCAAAGATCCCCAGCTGTCTATAACAAATAAAACATTCTTCCTTTCGGGTTTTTCGATTTCATTACAAATAGTTACAATAATTCCAGTAACTTCTTCAATACCATTTTCTTGAAGTACCACTAACTTGTCTGGACTAATATCCACACCAATGGCTTGAGCAAACTGAAAACTAAACGCGCGTTCAGTATCAACAATACATACTTGCATTCCTCTTTTTTGAGCATTTTTTACCAAACCATATGCGACAAAAGATTTGCCTAACATGGATGGGGCGGAAATCATTGAAATTCGACCAATTGGAACCCCACCATCAACTTTTCCACTAAACAACAAGTTGAGTGCAATTACATTAGTTGATAAAAAATCGGTTTTTTCATCTTCTGTAAAAAGATAAGAAGATAATGATGGACTATCTTTGGTCTCCTTATCTTTTAATACAATATCGTACAAGCTTTTCATGCTTCCCCCTTTTTGACTTCAGACCCAATGAAGCCACTTTCATTCTCAAAAGCTAAAAATGTTTCTATTTCTTTCATAATTACATCACTCAAATTTGATTGACCATATTGTTTCTTTTCAATATAATATGTTTTTACACCTTTGTCAAGAAGTTCTTTAAGTTTCTCTCTTTCAATAACGATCGTCATACTACTTTTCTCCTTGTTAAAATTCCATAAAGTCTGAAAGTATGTTTTCTTCGATCTCTATTTCCCCCCAATTAAGTACGTTAAAAAATCGTTGAATTGCTCCTTGAAATACTTTTTGCCATTGTTCTTCTACATCTATACAAAATAAATTATCAAACTCTTTAGGCCACTCGTTAATAAACCCTATTATATTTTGATGAAGTTCATTCTTAGCTGGTGCCACATAGATATACTTCATCTTGGTTCCATTATTTACTGACATAAATGGGAAATGATGTTTAGCTACAATGAAGTTATAATTCATAGCCGCGCGCACATGAATTGGCAAACTTTTTGGATATGTAATATAGTTGTTCTTAATAAAGACTTCCGTTGGTTCGGACCATTTAGTATAGTCTTTTATTCCAGTTGGATTGGCAATATCGGTTGCATGAGCTTTTAAAAACTCATCATGAATAAATCGTAGTTTGTCCATCACGGCTGATTTATCTTTACCACGAACTTCAAAAATCTTTTCAACAACACCCATAATTCTTTCTCGACTAAACTGTGGAGTATCCGTTCGAACAACTTCAATGCCAGTAATAGAAATTTTGGGTTTTTCTATATATAATTTGTCTTCATCAGCAATAACTTCATCAGCATACTTCTTCTTTGCCAAGATGAACTTTTGAGTAATTATCTTTTCTCTCTTGAACTCAATCAACTGAGGAACTCCAAACTTCTTAGCATAAATGTTTAGAATTTTATCAAAGAAAGGCATGAAGAATTTATTTTCAAGATAGACTATCCAATCATAATATTCTTTATTACTATTTTTAAATTTTTCTTCAAGACCCATGTTTTTAACAATTTCTTCTAAACATAAATAATTGGAATCAGTATCAATTAAAATACAAACATCTTTTTCTAGTTGTTTCCACTTATGTTTATATTCTGGAAATATCTTAGAAGCAATTTTATGCCAATTATTTTTCATATATTCATTTAGTGTATTTGATAGATACCGAATTAAATCCTGTCCGCCCAATGTAACAGCAATTGCATTGTTGACATTAAAGAAATTAAAATATGCGTTACCCAACACACCATACATCGAATTGATTAAAATCTTACGAATCTGCTGTTGTGAGTCATAGTATTCAGCAGTTTCACCTTCTGATTGAACTTCTGATACCAATTTCTGAGGATATCTCTTAAGGCTTCTTCCCTTTGCAATTGCGTCAGCAACAAATCCTTTTTGTTTAAGAATTTTTCTATCTTCATAAATTGTTCCTACAAGTTCTGCTAAAACTCCTTTTTTATCTTTACGATAATATATTCCACCACATTCATAATCACCCTCAATAGTTTCCCAAGTCTTCCACTTAGATAGAGGACAACTATAATACAGTTCTGGTTTTTCCGGATTATTGACTAATGTTTCGGGTGATATGTTATACATCCGAATAATATGTGGATACATTGAGGCCACATCAAACGAAACAACCCAATTATAATATCCTGGTTTTGCCATGACATATGCGCCAGGAAATTTCTTATTCTTTTCTTGGTGAATACGATCAGGAAACACAATATTTTTCTCATGCAAATATCTTAACATATATCCTGTTACAAGAGTAATCGAAGAAAAAATTCTATCAAATGGAATAAGCGCTTGATAACAAAACTCAATTGTTAATCTAATATGTTTCTTTTTATCTTCAATCTTTTTTACTAATAATACGTCTTGAATATTATACTCTACAAAATTATTCCAATCTCGCTTCCACGCATCATTAATAGTTCCTTCTAAATCTTTTTTTCCTTCGCCGACTTCGAATTTTCCAATAAATTGAAGGGAGTATCTTTCTCTCTTTGTGTAAACAAAGTTCTTGTACAATTCCAACCCGTCAAGAATAGAAATTCCAGCAATTGTGTAACCACCACCTTCAATATGATACCCGCTATGTTTTCTTTCTTTATACATATTAATTGGAGATAAAGATATTTCAATACCAAGTCTCTTACATCTGTTAATGATGTAAGGAATATCAAACTTCATACAAAACCATCCTGTCAATATATCAACCCTCTTTTTTCTAAAGTGTTTGATAAATCTTTCAATCATTGTCTTCTCGTCTTTACAGTAGTGATAGTTTTGGACAAGAGGACTATTACCGGTATATGGTCTATTACCAAATGTATAGACCTTATCTTCTTTAGAATAATGAACCGAAATTAGATTAATTGGATATTTGGCAATGGGGTTTTGTGCCGTACCAGGCTCGGGAAATTCTTCTGATTCCACTTCAATATCAATTGTACAAATCTGAAAGTCATCTAAATTAGCTTTTAGTTTTTGTCCCTTATATCTCTTTTGAAGAAACTTAATATCTTCTGAAATATCTGTTTCACAAGTTCTAACACTTTCAGCAACAGCTTTCATTCCTTTACGCGTATCACTAACCTGTAAACGAACAGGGCTTCCGTAAATATCCTTATACGGAGAAGCCCCGTCGTTATCTGGAACATAGTATTCAAATTTTGGATGGAAATCTATCTTCTTACGTTTACCGTTTTCATATTCAATACAATATAATCGGTTTTTGTAAGCGTCATAATATATTCTCGTAAATCCCATTTTATCCCCATAATGTTCTCGCAATCAGTTCTTGAACACGATCATCGCCATGTTCAATCAAATACTTTAATAGATTATAACATATTCTTGACAAATAGTAAAGAGAAATCTTACAAAAAGTTCCCCAAACTAACATAAACAAAATGAACAATAAAATAACTTTCATTTCCCCATCTCCAATATCTTGATTGCTTTTTGAGTAAGACCCTTTGGTTCTAAAAATTGTGAACAATCGAAACAGTATCTTGTTTTTCCTCCCCATGTATCGACCCATTGTACATTAACGTGACCAAAAAACCTACACTTTATAAAGCGATTAAAATAAACTCCAAAAGTATCGTGCCAAAAATACTTTGACCTCCATATGCGATGTTTAAAGAAATATGGAAGCCGCCACTTCGGAATTCTGCGCCCAGCATAATTTGACCAGAACCCAAAATAGAACCACAAACTTGCGGTTTCTCTTGATGTCATCATTCAACCTCCCCGTTTTCTGAACACTTCAAATCTTCATATTTTGCTAGCAGTCTTCTCTCAATTTCAGTTGCACACTGTCTCAACTCCGCACAGAAGTTCTTGTAGTTGTTGTAAGATGGTTCAACAGTATCTTTACAGAACTTAAAAAGAACATAATTAAGCTTTCCATCTGGACGCACGCCTTGTGTAATCATTTCGTCAACAACTTCGTCCATTCTTGGTCGATCAAATTGTTTAATGTATGGCATACTAACCTCCAAGTATTTCTGATAATGAACATTTGTGATTATTCAACACAACTCCATTTTTAACAATTTTAAGATTCTTTTCCCAAGGCGAAATATAATACATTCCAACTTTATAATCAGCGTAACCCTCTTTTCTATTTCCTCTAAAACTTCTTTTTCCTTTAGGTGGGTTTGGTAGTTTATTAACGGATTGTCGCTGGCCATACATCATAATAGACGGCGATCCTCTGGTTATATACTTGTCAAAATATCCAATTCCCGTTCTTTGTGTGTACCAATTATCAAAATTAATTTGATACACATCAAACTCAATATATGGCCCATGATCACCGAATACTATTCGTTCATATCCAGTACACAATAACAAATCATTCTTTGTTAGGAAAAGAGTTTCTGAATCCCCACTTTCTATTAACGGTATTTCAGATAATAACTCTTTTTTATCACGTATACGATTTGGATAAATTGCTGTTGTTTGAAACACACTAATTACTCCAAATTATAGACATAGACTTTGATACTCTGCATTTACCCACGCTTTATAAAATTGATTTATCGCCCTAGCTTCTAACATTTCTTCAACAGTTTCAAAATACCAAGATACCATCTGAGAAACAAAAGGATGTTCTTTGTAAACTTTTTCTTTGGTTATTAAAATAATTGGTTTGTTAAAAGAATATGCAAAAGCAATTTCCATTGTAGTTCCAAGAAGGGGTCTGTCAACTCCAAAATTATTCATATTTCCAATAAATAAATCACACTTTTGAATAGCATTATAATCTTTATCTAAAATAACCTTTTTTGGTAAATTCGAAGAAAGACCATCTGGGGATACGTTTGATTCTCCGTTGCATGGGTCAAAAAAAATTAAATCTTTGTAAGGTTTACCGCTCCCCTTCCAGTTTGAATAATGTTCAACAACCTGTTTTCTCCAACCAATACATTTGTCAATTACCGATCCTTGTATGAGCCCGGCCAAATAAACTTTTACCATTTAATAGCCTCCTTTATTTTTTTAATTGTCAACTGCCAATGTTTAGGTAATATTTCTTGCCTTTCTTGTAAACACCTTCAACGACTAAATCTTCAATAACATGCCCCCAAATTCCCCAACGACCACTACTAGATTGACGATTATACATACCGGGAATCAAATCCGTCTCGCCAGCATCTTGATCTTCTTCTTTGTAAATCTTCTTATATCCTTTGTGAATACATTGCCAGACCTTTTTTCGGGTAAATCCATTCTTAGACTTGTATGTGAACTCGGCCTTTTTTGAAAGAGGATATTCAAACACAATGGTAATTTCATTTTCATCAACAACTTTTTCTTTTGGATTAATCATGTTTGGTTCTTCCCACGCAACCGGCATACAAAAACGTGGAAATTCTGGATCCCCGCTTTCATAACCAATCTCAAATTCATGTTTGCTCATAAACTACTCCTTTTGGAAATTGTTCGGCAATTTCTTCTTCTATCTTTGGACTGAGTAATCATAATAACAAGACAAAATTTTCTTTTCCATATTTTTTTATGGCTTTTTCAAGTTTCATCCCTGAACCCAAATACCCATCAAATCCTGAAGTTTCTTGACGGTGTTGCCCAACATAATACTTTAAATTGACAAGACACAAAGTTTGATACACGATATAGATACTCATAAGATACCTCCGCTTAGGTTAATGTGGGAGGTAAGAAGTAATCCTTGAAGCGGCAAGGAAACGATCATGACTCGCTGTCCTTCTTAACCTTATGAGTATTTATCTTTTTATAAATGATTTCTTCTAATTTTTCAATCTTTTCCTTAAAGTCGTGTATGTCATTTGCAAAAAACCCAGCCGATTGTGCGTGCCCCCCACCAATTTTAAGATTTTTAAGTATCTCACCAGCATTCAAACCTTCAATTCTATGCCTCACACTAACTCTTTCGTTAGATGGATTTCGCACAAAAATAATTTCATATCCTTCTTCGTTCATTAACTTATCACAAATCTCATTAATAAACTCTCGCGACTGAGCAATACATCCGTTGATTTTATCAAAGTCAAACAATGTAAGACTCTCATAAAGTTTTTCAAATTCCTTTGCTCTTTCTTCAAGCCATATCTTTTCATCTTCTGTGAAAGTTGTTCTTCCATCAAAAAAATTATCACGGAATTTTTTAGGTCTGTACAAATAAAACATTACATCGTTTAGTAATTTGCTTTCGGGATACTTTAGTTCCCACATATCATAATCGTTTGTTAGTCTAACCATATCATCCAAGTGTTCAAGACTAAGTCCATAATACTTTTTAACAAATCTTTTAGTCAACCACGCAGCACAATGCCCGACAACAACAAAATGCATCTTCTCTGGTTTATTACAGTCCAGTGCTGATTCGTGGTGGTCAAGAAGGATGATTTTGTCTGAAAGGTCAAGGTTCTCTCTCCTATCGGGGTGAATATCCGTCAAGAAAACAAAGTCGTATTTGTCATATTCTATTGATTCGAGAACTGAGTCAATCTTATAAAAGGACGTATTTAAATACGTAATATTCTTAAATACGTGTCCCAATATGATTTGAGATACGACCCCATCTAAATCATTGTGGCTCACACTAAGAATTTTTGAACTTTTTGGTATTTGTTTCATATCAAATGTTCCTTATTTCTACATATGTACAAGATGTAAAGTATCCAAATGATTTTAAAAAACCCTTAAAACATTTTTCGCACATATAATCAATCCCCATATTAGTCTTTATAATTTTTACAGGAGTTTTATTTTTAGAATTACACCCAATAACAGTACAATTATCCATTTACTTTTTCTCCTTTTTGAAGTGGGCGATCTGACGGTGACCGCCCACCCCACAGATACTCGTTGCACAGATCGTGGAGACTCACCATGCGACCATATTATACCATTTTCATTCTTGATTGTCAATCTAAATTATATCAGTCATCATTTTAATGTATTTTGGAGATTCAAGCCAACGACCGTTTTGATCTAACATTTTATACTGTTCCTTAATAGTTTTATTAAATTTTTCAGGTTCAGTATATTCATCAACAATATTTTCAATATCCTCTACCGAGCAATTTGAATTTACTTTAACAATGTTATTATCATAAGGACTTGGTTTACCATTTGTAAAAACTGTTCCAATACTAATCATTCCTTGTGAACAATATTCAACATGCTTAATATCCGATTTTGCGTAATTAAAATAATTTGGCACAAGTGGAGCAATACCAATATCGGCTCTAAAATTCTTAATTGGCAAATGATATTGATATGAATTAACCCAATCTGTATATTGAATTTTGTCTTTAATGCTTTCCAAAAAGAAAGGCAGGCCGCCCATACAGAAAAATTCAATTTTATTATCCTTTACACTTTTAATAACCCATTCGCACCACGCATTTTCCCAGTCTCCTTTAAGTTTTAATTGTTGGTGATAATGAGTCGGAGAACCTGTATAGATAACTCTTGGCTTCTTTATCTTTTCTTTAATCGGACGCCTTCGATGTGGCCCCCAAAAATATTGAGGAACAGCATTATAAACTGTCGTAATTTTTGGTTTTTCAACTCCGTGTTCACGAATATATTGTCCAAGAAAATCAGTTGATGTACAAACGATGTCCATTTCATTCATAATATCAATAGAAGACTGTTGAACCTCTGGAGTAATCCCACTTTTACCAAAGTTATAATCTGGTATTGATTCTCCTTCGTCCGGACCATTCCAAATAAAATCGTCAATATCATAAATCATTTTGAATCCATATTTCTTTTGAGCATCTTTATACATCTGTACTGCTTTAATATGTCCTGGCGCCATTGTTCTTTGAAAGAATATACTTCTAGTTCTTAACAAAACATCGTGTTGAAAAATCATAATTGGTGAAATCATAATATTAAAACGACCAGTTTTGCCAAAAATGGAGTTCATATATGTCATTGGAAATATGTTTCGAATGTGTCCACACCCCGTACTGTCGCTGACATAAGATAAAACTAAGTTTTTTTGAACCTTCATCATTTTACTTTCTTGTGTTGAAAGTTCAAACGGATGGTTTGGATTTAAAAGATGTTGACGAAAAACATCAAAAGTACTTGTTGGTAGTTGACTCATATTCATTTGGGTTACTCCAATAGACAATTATAAAATGTCTCCTTTAACCTCATTATAAAGATCAATTAAAAGATCATAAATTTCCTCTTTGTTACGAACATCAAGACTGTTAATATATTCTCTCATTAAATCTAACATTGACCCAATATTATATCCATCTAAATCAATGTTTCCACTTAGCTCTGAATTGTTATCAACAAATATATTTGGAGTCATGGCTGGATCTAACTGCTCAATCTTTTGAACATATCTCTCTACAATTTTTTCATTGTACTTTTCATCATAATCAACATGAACATCTATAATATTATTTGAAATCTTATTTTTTGTAAACTTTTCTGGAAACTTCAATTTAATGTATTTAAGTGAAACATTATTGTCTATAAATTTATATTCAAGAGTTGATAAATCTAAAATTGTAAATCCACGGCTTTCATCAATATCATTTCTTGTTAACTGATATGGAGATCCTACATAAACAATTTCACTTCCATGAATTTTTTGAGAATTTCTAATATGAAAATGTCCCGTAAAAACTTTTTTACATTTCCCAAATAATTTACCGTGAAGTCCATCATCACTCTTTTTAAACTTATTAAAATGAAAACCACTGATATTAAAATGTCCCATACAAATATCACAGTTAATTTTTTGAAATTCGCGAATAAATTCAACATTATCAACAATCCAAGGAACCATGACAATCTTTTTCTTATTTAAAGTAATTTTTGTAATTTTTTCGATTAAATGAATATTTTTAAATCCTTCAAGAAACTTCATCGAATTTATATTAACAGTACTATTAAAATAACAGTCGTGGTTGCCTATAATCATATATATTTCAAAATCTTTAAGGCAGGTTGCAAAAATATCATAAACTGCATTCATTACTTTAGTATTTGTGCTACTGCGATTATCAAATAAATCGCCAAGCATAAAAATCTTTTTAATACCATGTTCTTTAAGATATGGTACAAACTGCTCAACAATAAACCGTAGTTGACTATCCAAAAATACTTCACTATTTTTTCGAACACCAAAATGTAAATCTGATAGGAGAGCGACAACCATTTAAGAATACCTTCCTTTTAAAATACTTTCAATTAAATCAATTTCAAAAAAAAAAATGTTTACAACAGATTTTCATGAATATCACAATTATCTATATATTCTATTGATGTGAATGTATTGTCCCTTTTTGTGTAATCATTAATATTCTGAAGAAACGCATTCCTTGCAATCATTGTAAAGTATGCAAACGGATTCTTTCGATTTAAGTCAAATTTATCTATGTACCTACACATATAGTAAACTGCATCAGAAATCATTTCATCTTTTCTATCTTGTGTATAATTAATAAAATTGGCTCTATTCAAAAGGTTTCGAGAAATTAACAGAAAACATTTGCCAATTTCTTCATACACCTTTTTAGATCCCGTTTCCCTATATTCTTTTAACAAAGAATAAAATACTTTATTGTTAATATATTCAGACATTGTTCACCTCCTTGGTCGAAATAATCTCAGAAAAATTATTACTGTTCTTTTGTATATTTAGACAATTTTTAAATTGGGAATTATAATCTTGTTGTAATCTATGTGAAATAATGTATATACTTAAATCTTTGCTTTCATAGGCCATATTTTTCAAACTACTGACAAGTTTTTCCAAACCGTTTTCATCAATTGCGCTATCGAGCAATTCGTCAATAATAAGCAAATTACAATTCCAATTAGAAATAGTTTTTGTAATACTGATAAACGATAAAAGAATTGACATGTCTATTCTTTTCTTTTCTCCTTCGGAATAAGAATAGTACGAAATTTCATTTCTAAGATTTTCCAAATTAGTTATTCGTTCGTTCATAAATTCATCAAACTGTATGATAACAGGAAGCTCAAACAGTTTAATATATTCATTAATCTTACTGTTTAGTATTGGAATTAACTTTTTAAAGAAATAAGCCTTAATACCACTTTCTGATAGAATGCTTTGAACAATATCATTATTTTTTAAGCTCTTTTTAATTTTTTTAGTTTCGCTCCATAAAACTTTATACTCTTCTTTTTTGTCTTCAAATTCTTTTGTAACAGATTCTAAATTAAAATCTATCTCTCTATTTAAAATTTCGTTTCGTCTTTCTTCAGAAACAGTTAGTTCTCGATCAATCATTGTTATTTTTTCTTGAAACGAATCTCTCTTGAATTGAAAATCATTCAATTCCTTAAGCCATGTTTCTTGTCGCGATATCTCTTTTTCGACTTGTTTTCTTTCACTTTTGAGATTACGGACTTTAGAATTCTTTTCTTCAATCTCTTGAGAGAGTCTTTGAATTTCCTTTTCTTTGTGTTGGGGGGTTATCTTTGTCTTACACCATGGGCATACTGTGTGTCTTTTCAAAGACTCTATCATTTCATTTGAAGATTTGATGTCATATTCATTCTCGTTTAAAGTTCGAACCACTTCTTCTCTGCGTTTTTTAAGACTTTTTAGTGTTTCTTCATCAAAGTCTGTCGAATCAATTAGGCTAGCAATAGATTCTAATTCATCATCAATTGTAATTTTTTCAGTAAGAAATTGACGAATTCTATCATCATTAGACCTCAAATCTTTTTCTTTATTTGTTTGAAAATTATTTTGAGCTTCTGTTAATTCTTGAACTCGTCGTCTTAAAGATTTAAGATGTTGTTCGAGTAAAGTGATACTTCTGTCGTTAACTTCGTTTTTAGTCTTAATTTCGACATTTTTCTTTTTAAGAAACTTAAGCATCTGTCCAAAAACGACAATATTGAAAATCTGTTCAATAATTTCTCGCTTTTCCCACAGACCCAAAGATAAGAAAGGTTTGTTATAATTTACAGCCAAAGAAATAACTTGTTTAAACATTTGATAATTAATACCAACAATTTTATCTATTTCTTCTTGGTTTAATCGTTTTGATGAAAGAAGTTCTAATTCTTCTCCGTTTTTAATAATTTCTATTTTATCTGGATTCATACATCTTGTAAGGAGATAGTGATCTTTTCCGTCAATAACAAACTCACAAGTAATTTTAAGGTTCTTTTTGTTTCGACGATTAATCAACTCTTTTATTTTAATTTTGCGATATGGCTGACCAAATAAGCAATATGATAAAGCATCAAGAATAGCAGATTTTCCAGAACCGTTTTTTCCAGAAATTAGATTAACTCCATATTCGAAATCAATTGTCGTCGGAAAAGCCCCGAACGATAACAAATTTTGAAATGTCAATTTTTTAAACTTTACAACCATGAATTCTCCTATGTAAACATATTTTTCTACATTGTCAATGCGTCTCTTTGAGAGACTATGACTTCATACTTCTTCCATATCTTTCTGTTTTCTTCTAACAGCTTAGCATTGCTAAGAGGCATACTACTCTCCTTTCTAAGATTCCTTGAGAAATACCCATACGTGCGTTGAGTATCCTTCTATCTGATAGTTGTAACCTACACGCTCTACTAAGAAACACCGATTCTTTTCGTCTGAGAAAGCAACTGTACTTCCAATTACTGGTATAGGAACGTTGGTCCTATTAGTAAGGTAGTTTTCCTCAGATATCTTCTCTCCGAGATTGAAACATACGAGTGTATCAGCCATGGGCTACTCTCCCTTGATAAGTGCTTTAACACCATGATATAGAGCTGTAAAAAACACAGCTCCACCGAAAACTAGAATGATTCCTCGTATCACTGTATCCTCCTTTGAAAATGAAAAAGGGGCCCTAGTTGGGCCCCTTTAGTTTACTCGCTCTCAGAACTTGATAACACGGAGCGTGGGCAGTTTACGGTGACGGGTATTCACCGTATGCATCACGCGACCGTTGAGTAGCACAGACATGTTCGTAACATCGCGAACAGGTGTCCACTTAACAGTGAGCGGCTGAGTGACTGACACTGGTGGATCTACCTGTTCTCTGACCTCTGAATTCTCTAGATACCTGTCCCAGACTTTCAAGTCTCGTATAGCAGTTCTATGGCCAGAGTTCCCATCATCAGGGAATATGCTAAGACCATAACTTGTATGAGTGCCTAGAAGTGTCCAACCAGTACACTCAGGGTCAAAGACACTGGTGTATGCTGCCGAGTCGTAAACTTCACAACAGCTAACACCAACCATACTTAAGTCAGCATAAACGAAGACTTTCTCATACTGAGTGAGAACATAGCCATCTTCATACTGGGTCGTTCCATTGTGTCCAAATATGAGCTGTAGATCACCATTGGTCTCTTCGAGTTCCAAAGTAGCAGTCCCCCTACCTGAGACCTCGAATATTGTGATATGATTAGTGTCTCTGGGTTCTACCCAGAAACATACTGACATATTCTTACCAGCACCAGTAGGTGAGATAGTCATCTCAACTGTCGTATCCCGCTCTTTGATCAAGCCGAGCCTCTCATAGACAGGCTCAACTGTAGCGAATGACAAAGTAACAAGAGTTGCGAGGAACAACATGAACTGTTTCATTTACTTTCTCCTTTTTGGAGTACTTTGATGAAACCTTGGTACACAAGGTTTTGCTGAATGATGAAGAAGATCCTTTAGACTACAACGACTAATGCTTTCATATCCTTTCTGTTCCCAGTCTGTCTCTACTACTCAATGATATCATTTTCTTTCCCATTTGTCAATAGTTTTGTAGTAGAAAACTGACATAACATAATGTAATGATTTTTGCGCTGTTTATTTTGCCTATATAATGTATTATATAAAAATAAGTTATATATAAATATATATAAGGCTCTTTAAAGATCCTTTATGATCTTGGTTTCGAAAAGCCTTGGTCTTTAATATCCTTGGTTTCGAAAAGCCTTGGTCTTTAATAACCTTGGTTTCGAAAAGCCTTGGTCTTTAATATCCTTGGTTTCGAAAAACCTAAATAACCTTAAAGCGAGCACTGCCGAAAAATTAGTTTTCTTGATTTTTGATAAATTCGTCTGCTATTTTACAAGCATCAAAAATAATTTGGGGAGTTTTTGGTTTTTGAAAAAGGGGTGGTCTTGATTTTTTAGTAAGTGATTGTTTTTGAGGTAAATTTATTTTTAAGAATTCTGTAATAATTTTAGGTACTTCATAAATTTTATCAAAAGGAATTCTTAAAAGAGGGATACTGTTTTTTTCACAAAAATTATTTTTAACTTTATCCAAGATTTCAATCTTATTAAAATTAAAATCAGGACTTTCATAAAAATTAATATTAAAATGATGAAATTCATCAAACTCAATGCAACATTTTTGAGAAACAATATAAAAATCAATTCTGAGGGACATATTTGAATAAGGGCTTATTAATTTAGGAAATGTTTTTTCAGCAATAAATTCTATATTATTTCTTAAAAGAAATTTACAAATTTGAAATTCTCCAACCGAAGATTGAAGTAATATTTTTTTAGTAATTTTACTACAATGTAAATTATTAACATTCATAAATTTTCCTTTTTAAAATATTATAAATACAAGCAGTTAAATATTATAACATTTTATTAATTTTTTGTCAAGGAGTTTGTTTATGAAAGTTGAAGATTTTCAAAAATTGAAAGATGTTGTTGAAAAAGAGTTGAAAATCACCGATGAAAATGTACTGGAAAAATCGATACAGCTCTCAAATTTTTATGCAAAGTTTCTTCAAATCTATTCAAAAGAACTAAAGATTTTAAAAAGTCTTTATCACGAAAAAGATAAGGTGTATGGAAAACTATATCATCACTACAAGTTTGAAGGAGATTTTCAATTAGATACAAAAGCAGAAGTTGAAGCTTATATTAAAGCTGATGATACATACTATAAAATTGCACTAAAATATTCTCAACAAGAAATTCAAGTCAAGTTTTTAGAACAAGTTTTGGATCATATTAACAACCTTGGATTTAGAATTAAGAATTATATCGATCTAAAAAAGATGAGTCAGGGGTTAATGTAATGAATCAATTAGAACTTGAGAAATTGAACGAAGTCTATTTTCAAGTTAAAAATCTTACAAGAAGTTCAGCACTAGAGCTTAAAGAACATCTTTCTTGTAAAATTGAAAACTGGTATTTTCACCCTAAAGTAAGAGCAAAGATATGGGATGGTCGTATATCATACTACAACTGGGATAACCAAACAATTCCAATTGGTTTATATCCTCAGTTTATTAAGTTTTGTAAAAAGTTTGGATATTCTTTTCAAAACAAATTTGATAAAAATGAAATAATTAACGAAATTTCTGATAGTGATTTTGAAGATTTTTATGAAGCTATTTTTAAAGATTCATCATATTCTCCAAGAGATTATCAGGACGAATGTATTAAAAAAGCTTTAAGAATGAAACGTGGAGTAATTGAGTCTCCTACAGCCAGCGGCAAATCATTAATTATATATTCTATTATTCGATTTGTTTTTGGAATTGTCGAAGGAAAAATTTTACTTATTGTACCAAATATAAGTCTCGTTAATCAAATGTTTAGTGATTTCAAAGAATACGGTTGGTATCACGCAGATACTTACTGTTCATTAATATTTCACAAAAGCAAAAAAGTAAACTGGAAATGTCCGATTATAATTTCAACATGGCAATCGATTTTCAAAAAGAGTCCAGAATTTTTTCAGAAATTTCAAGCAGTTATTGTCGACGAAACACATGGAGCAAAAGCTAACTCGATCCAATCTTGTTTAAAAAAATGTATTAATGCTGAATATAGAATTGGGTTAACCGGAACAATGCCAGAAGAATTGGTAAATCAGTTTGCAATTTTCGGATATCTTGGCCCAAAGATTTTTGAAATGAAAAGTTCTGAATTAATAGATAAAGGAGTGCTTTCAAAAATTAAAATTGCTAATCTTATTTTACGATATCCTAAAGAAATTGTTCACCAATATTGGCATTCGGTTGATGGAAAAATGCAACAAAATAGTTATCAAGAAGAACTTCAAAAAATTTATGAGTATGAGAAAAGAAATAAAGTTTTTCGTTATATTATTAATAAATTAGATCGTAGTCAAAACATTCTTATTTTATGTCATAGAATTAATCATTTAAAAGATATTAAGCAATATTTAGAAGATAATTTTTCAGATTACAATATTTACGAAATTTATGGAAAAACTGAAGCAGAAGAGCGAGAAAGAATAAGAAAGTTAACTAATCTTCAAGGTCAAACTATTATTCTCGGAACATATGCTACGTTGAGTACTGGTCTCAATATTCCAAGACTTCATCATGTAATTTTTGCTTCAAGCTATCGTTCAAAGATAAAAGTTCTTCAAAGTATTGGTCGTGGATTAAGAAAACACAAAACTAAAAACAAGTTAATAGTTTGGGATATTGTTGATGACTTGACTTGGGTTCATCAATGGGGAGAAAAAAAAGTTTTACACGTCAACCATGTATTTAAGCATTGGAAAGATAGAGTTCGATATTATAAAAAGCAAGGATTCCAATCTCTAACCAAAAAGATAAATATAAGTGATATAAATAATTATGATGGACTATCTTAATTTTTGGGAGATATAAATGAATTATTTTAGACAATCAACCTCAGCTACTTTCAATTTTGGTCCATTTGTTAGTGAAGACGATGGATATACTCCGGTTACTGATTTAAGTATTTCTTCAACGGATATTAGAATTTCCAAAAACGGAGGGTCTTTTGCGGCCAAAAGTGATTCGACGTCTGCTGTACATGATGAAAATGGGTATTATACGGTTACTTTAAACTCAACAGATTGTGATACGGTTGGCCCATTACGAGCCGCTGTTGATATGA